GCCAGCACGCCAAATACGGCGGTGACCAGGGCAGTGAGCGCCTGCTGCCAGCTTCCGGCTTCGGCGGTGATGTCCACACCAAAGAGCTGTGCCATACCCACCGCAAACGCGCCGAGCACGCCGATGAGCCCCGTCCAGAACGCGGGGCTCTTCAGTCTGACTTTCCAGTTGATCATGTCATGTACCTTCCTTTCTCAAAGCGAGGCCGCCCACTTGATGATGAGTGCCTGCACGTTTGCGGCGGAGTATACCCCGCCCTTCCAGTAATCCGGGCTGTTAATAAGCCCAGCGGCAGCCAGCTTGTCCACAGCGGCACCCAGTTCGGACACACCGGCCGTCTTTCCCCGGCACAGAGCCAAGAAGCCCTCCCAGGCCCCGGTGGTGGCCCGGATGGTCTTGGGGCAGTCCTTGCCGTTCCAGTGGGCATGCTGCACCACTCGGTCGATGGGGATACCGTGCTCCTCCATGAGCAGGCGCACCAGGCTGGCGGCATTGGCCTGAGCCTGGGCAAAATCGCCCCCGGCGTTGACGCAGATCTCGATGCCGATGCTGGTGGTGTTGCCCGGCCCGGCCTTGCCGTCCCCGGCATGGTAGGCCGTCTCGTAGTCGGGCAGATGCTGGACAATGGCGTGGTCGTCCACGGTGTAGTGCCAGCTCACCAGAGCATCCTCCCCGGCGGCGCTGTCCAGATAGGCCCCGTGGGCCGCGGCGTCGGCGCCCTTGGCCGTGTTGCCGGTCTCATGGATGGTGATGTAGGTGTCCGGGTTGGTGTCCCTGCCCGGCCGGTTTTTACGCCCATCGGAAATAATATGCTCCTGGATGGCGATGCCGTTGTCTGTGGCCCTCTGAGGGCCCTCCACGGCCTTCAGATAGGCCAGGGACACCCAGCCCTTATCCGTCCTGCCACAGCCGTCCCTGGCCTCCAGCACGTCCACCACCGTGCCCATGGGATACGCCCCCACCTTGCCGTAACCGGTGCCGGGGCCGCTGCGGATGTTGACGCCGATGCTGGGCGTCACGGTATACTTGCCCATACTCTCCTCCTTGTCCGGCGGCTTCTGGCCGCCCTGTTTGAGCCAGACGCAAATCCAGTTGTGCACCTTGCGGCTGGCAGTGATGCGCTCTCCGCCAAAGTCACACTGGCTGGAGCCGCCCCCGTCCAGCATGACGGCGGAGGACCAGCCCAGCCCGGCCAGCTCGTCCCGCAGAGTCTCCGGCGTGGCTTCGTCTCCGGTCCCATCGCCAGAGCAGTAGAGGGCCAGACTGCCACCCCGCAGGCCAATGGCGCTGCGCCCCCGCTTGCCTCCCTGGGCCGAGCCGTAGGAGGGCTTATCCACTGGCTCGCCGGAGGAAATAAGGGCGGTTACCGCAATAAAGTTATCCGCTCCCCCGTACTCGGAGGTCATGTGGATGTCGGGGCCCTTATCCCAGGCGTAGCCCATCGCCCTCCAGGGCGTGCCGGAGCGCATTACCCCACCCACCTTGAGCAGCGGGCAGGCCGAGCCGTCCGGGTTCCACATGCCGCCGTTGAGCACATAGTCCGCGCCGGTCTCGCTCTTGACCTGAGCGAGCGTCTTGCGGCAGTTGGTGATCCGCAGCTCCATCCGCTCCACGGACGAGAGCGGGATGTATGTAATGAGCTTACTCATTTGATTCACATCCTTTTATCCAGCGATCCCGCTGTTGATTACTGTTCCGGGGCCAGTAGCCCGGCCAGCTCCTGGTACTCCTCCGGGGTGAGCCGGTCGGCGGCGAGATAGACATCCATCTTGTCCTGGAGGCCGTCGGTTCGGTTCTTCTGGATGAGCAGCTTGCAAAGGTTGTATACGGTTGTCATGGCGTCTCCTTTCTCATGTGGCAGCGGTGAGTTCCAGCATGCACAGCCGCGCCTCGTGCTCGGACAGCATGTCCAGAGTGATGTCCTCTTCCGATGGCGGCTTGGGCTCCTGCTCGGGCTCTGGGGGCCGCTCAGTAGGCGTGATGCCCACCAGCTTGTCCCCCTGGATGTCCAGGTCACACCAGCCATAGGTCGCCCACACCGCGTCATGGAGGTGGGCGGGCACCTCTATGTAGCCATCCAGCCAGCAGGCCCGCCGCCCGCTCTGGCTCTGGATCTGGTGCTGGCCGGTTTCCAGCGGGTCAATTTGGATGATGGTCATATTTAATTCACCTCTTATTTCTAAACTATGGCGTAGTAGTGATATACAACTTGAGATAAATTAAGCTGCACAGTTGCTGCATCAGATGGAGTATAGTCATAATACCAACTGAAAGTTTTTCCATCCGCTGATTTTTTACCGTAAGAATCTCTTGAGTTGCTAGAGTAGAAAAAACCAAAGCCGCTTGTATACTCAGTAGGGATAATGCTGCCGGGAATAATGACAGAAGTGTCGCCAGTACCAGAATTGTCGATACTTTGATACGAATCTGGACTTTGCATGCCATAAATACAGAGTATTTTAAAGGGTTCGGCTAAGGTTATTTGATTAGGGTTGCTTTTACCTGTTTTTCCTGTTCCCACATAGCTCCCCAAAATAACCCTCGCCCCCGCGCGCTCGTCCACATAGCGCTTGTTGACGGCGTGGTTTTCATTCGTCGGAGGCCCGCTTAAAGTAATCGCCCCTGCCATCGTGCCGCCAGCCAACGGCAAGAATGGAGCACTTTGCATACCAGCCAGAGCGGTGTTAAACTCCTCTTCGGTTCCGGTATATCCTTTCTCTTTTGCCGCCTGATAGGCGGACTTTCCAGGTGCACCATCCTTGCCGTCTGCCCCTGGAGCTCCGTCCTTGCCAGGCAGGCCCACCCCGGCAACTTTTTTGCCATTTACAACGATAGCCATGTGCTACACCTCCACCCATTGCCACATATCAGGGGTATCAGGCGGCCACGTACAGGGAATCATGTCCCCGCCCTCCGCCACCTTGTAGACCTTTCCGTTGTAGCTGTAGTGCTTACCCGCATGACAGTCCATGCCGTACACCCACGGGATGGGGTCGTCCACTGTGCCCGCGTGCTCACGGTCAATAGGACGGTAAATGGCGAGCATGCCGTCGTCGTGCGGAGGCATCTCCTCTTGAGGCGTTACCGCCTGCACCACCCGGTAGAGCTGGCCTTCGTCGTTGAGGATGCGTCCCGCAGGCAGTTCCTCGCCGTCTGCCAGTACCACCGCCCAGGTGGGAAACAGATCGGGCATGTCCAGAGCGTAGGTGTCAGGTATGGCCGTGCTGGTGGCCGCATAGGCCCGCATAGCGGCGGCGTATTGCGGAGTTAGTTCAGGCTCCGACGGTCTTGTGTCCGGGGCGGCCTGGCCTGTTTCGGGGTTGTAGCGCCACCCCTGCTCTACATCGTCCTGTACCTCTACACAGCGCCGTGCAAATGCCTCGCTATACCACTTCTCTGGCGGGAGTGCATACTCCGGGATGATTTCGCGGACAGTGTTATCCTCATTTAAATAGACTGTTTTCATTAAAATCACTCCCTACCGTAAATCGCCACATATCCATCGCCGCCTTTGCCACCTATGCCGCTGGGCTTATACTCGCTGGAACGAAAAGTCCATCCCGCTCCACCACCTCCTCCGCCACCACCGCGGGTACCGTTTTTACCCATTATTGCATTGCTCTGGCCGGTAGCTCCAGCGCCACCATTACCGGCTCCACCGTCACCGCCATTTCCGCCGGGAGTTGGCGGATCATTAAGACTAGGATTGCCCCCTCCGCCACCTCCGCCACCGAAAGGTTTAAACCCAACAATAGAAATAATAGGCCCAGCATTGCCATCGCCATCGCCATTGTTATTATGGCTACCACCACTACCACCTATCATGAGCCAACCAGGAACAATCTCATTGGGGGCGTAGCCACCACCCATGCCACCAAGATTGGCTATTCCACCACTGCCACCAGGTACGGTAATACCAAAAGCGCTACTGCTCCCACCAGCGGAGCCATTATTAGTGACGGACGGTCCCCAAGAAGAGACTGCACCAGCTCCACCAGTTCCAACAACAATATTATTGTTTTGAATTGTACTGCTATCCAAAACATGGAAACACGCTACGGCCCCACCCCCGCCGCCACCTCCACCGCGCTCTCCACTCGAACCTCCGCCTCCTCCAGCACCAACCACAACCACAAAAACATCTGTATATTTGCGGTCGAACGTATGGGTGTAGCTCCCTGGTGATGTGTATTCCTTTATCAGTTTATAGCCAAGCTTCTGTTTGAGAGTCTGGTCAACATGCTCGTCCACATAGCTCTTGTGGGCGGCGTCTGTTAGGTCAGTAGGAGCGGCCAGATTGGCTATCTTGTGACCACTCATGCTAATTGCCCCGGACATGACTCCACCGGAACTTGCAAGAGCCCCCACCTGCTCCGCCGTGACGGCGTGGGGGTTGTCCTTGTTCCCGGTGTGGGCGGTCAGGGCCTTCTGCACCGCCTCCGCGCTGCCCGCCGGGTCATAGTTCATCGCCGGAAGCTGTCCGGCGGGCACCTTGCCGT